TCAGATAGCAGCTGATACGATTAGAAGCTTCTGTCTCCAGTTCGAGAAGTGTTCGAAGGAATGTCCGCTCCATAACGCTCACGGAAAAGGCTGCTACTTTCAGAACGTCACTCCGGACAAGTGGGAGATCGGAGACCTGGTATATGAACGATCGGACCTGCTTAGTAAGAATAACACGGTCAGGAGGCAGACAAAATGAAAAGAGACACAAGAATAAGAATCTTAGCTGCAATAGTGGGAATCATTGTCGGAATCCTCGTAGGCTGTTTGTTATTTAGGAGGTAAGGAAAATGAGAGCTAGATTGTATATCTGCGATGTTTGTGGAGAAATTGAAGATAAGGTGCATGGCGGTGCGTGGTACATTTTTAGATACAAGCAAAAGTTGGGTAAATGGTACGAAAGACACAAAATGGTAATGTGTCATGAGTGCTTTCAAAAAATGTTAGCCTTTTGCAGAAACGATGAAGAGGCAGAGTGGGAAGAAAGCGAGGAGCAAACCACATGAAAGCGATAATCATAACAACAATCATTTGTCTCACTGTAGTGGTCCTTTACTGGCTCAGTCTTAAGGATAAGGAGAAGAAGAAATGAAAAAAGTAAAACTTGAAAGATCTTGCGAGAACTGCACCAGGAGATTCGAAGAAGACTGTGGTCATCGTTTTAAAAATTCGTCTGGTATTGTGCTTCTGATTCCTGATTTGACCGCTTGTGATCGTGTTGGTGCATGTGAGTTCTTTAATCCGGATCCAGATTGTCAGCTGTTACAAGTAACTCTTACAGAATCAAAAGCTAAGAAGATTCAAAAAGATTTGAATAAGATGCTTGAAGAAGTAAATTTACTTCAGAAAGAAATACAGAAGATGATTGACGATGTGGGGTTATGGTTATGATCTACTGCGTTAAGTGTACTAATATCAAAGCAGCTCACAAAGAGCTGAATAACTATCTTCTTACTCTCACCAGAAAGAACTCTAAGGATCTGATAAAAGAGATCAGGAGATACAGAGCATATCCGCTCTTAATCATGAAAGACGGTTCCGAGATCCACTTTATCACTACAACTCTTTATAGGACCTGGTGCAACGGAAGGACATACAAGATCATCGGAGACGATAAGACATATCGGTCAGGGCATCCGATAAAAGATTAGACCTAATTGGACTTTTTTGTCTTTCCTAAAGTGATAATATGTTATCGAGGAATTGATGCGTAAAGTTCTTTCATAAAACTGCCTTTTTGGATTTGCCCTGACGAGTTGCAGCTTGTCAGGGTTTTTAATTTAAGACTATGTCAGTACACGAATTAAATATAACCAGATGGACGAACCTCAGAGCTTATGTCCTGAGACGAGATAAGTTTCTCGATCAGGTTGCTTTGAGGTATGGAAAGAGAATCGAGGCTCAGGTGGTTCACCACATCTTTCCTCGTGAGTTCTTTCCGCAATATACATATGAGGCATGGAACCTCATAAGCGTCTCACACAAGACGCACAACGAGCTCCACGTCAGAGACTCACATAAGCTCACAACGAAAGGATGGGAGCTTCTCGTGAGGACTGCGAGGAAGAATGGAATCGAGATTCCTGAAGGTCTTCGGGATCTCCTGACCTAATCCCCCCGGGTTTAAATTTTGATTTTCTTCCCAGGGAGGCACGGCGAGGAGGGGTTTTTCTAACTGCGTGGGGGTTTTTAAGGTTCCTCCCCCAAAAATTGGAGGCAATATGACATCTAAGAGCTGGATAACTGAAATAAAAAAGCAGATGACGCTCAAAGGTGTCGAGACTTCCGGATTCGGTAACGTGATTCAGACTCTTGCTGAGATTCTTGAGCAGCGAGACAAGCTTTACAAACAATATCAGGACGAAGGATCTGAGGTCATGGTCCTTTATATTTCCGATCGTGGCCAGGAGAACATGATTATCAATCCGCTTCTTAAGGAATGGCAGAACATGAACCGTGATGCTCTGGTCTACTGGAGAGAACTCGGTCTCACTCCTGCAGGACTTAAGAAACTGAATGAGGATTCCATGAAGCCGGCAGAACAGAGTCCGCTTGATAAGGTGCTCGCTAATCTTGAAAAAGGAAGCGAACCGAAAACACAGAAGAGAACAGTTAAGAAAACTGTTACGAAGACAAAAAGCAAAGCAAAGCCAAGAACGACAAAGGCAGGGAAAAAGTAATGAGGTGAAGTCATGAAAGCTAAAAGCTATTACCAAAGAGCTGTCGATTATGCTCGTGACGTAGTAGCCGGAAAGCGTAAAGCCGGGAATAACTTCCGAGAGTGTGTAAGGTTCCTGGCTGATCTGAAACGAGATGATCTGACTCTGAAGAAAAAAGATGCAGACTTCGTTTGCGGATTCATTGAACAGATCTTCGTTCACGAAAAGGGTGAAGCTCTCGACGGAACTCCACTCAAAAATAAACCGCTACTGCTTCAGGACTGGCAGATCTTTATTGTTTACAATTTGCTCGGGTTCTTTAAGAAAGGAACCAACGAGAGAAGATTCAAAGAGGCTTTCATTTTCGTCCCACGAAAATCAGGAAAGTCTCTTTTTGTTGGAGCCCTCGCTCTGGCTCTCGGATTCCTCGAGAGAAGATCGGGATCCACAATTTATATCACGGCTGCTTCACTTAAGCAGTCAAGGGAAGCTTTTAATAAGATCACTTACACGATGAAGGTCCGGGGAATCCTCGACGAGTTTCGTGTTCTTGATAACAATGCGGAGCACTCCATCCAGAAACAGTTCCTGGATGCAAACGGAACTCCGACAGGCTCGCTTTATATCGAGGCTATGGCTGCGAATCCTGATAACCAAGACTCGTTTGGATGTAATATCTGCATCGCTGACGAGATTCACGCTTATAAGAAAGCAGCTCAATATAATCGATTTAAGGAAGCCATGAAAGCTTATACAAATAAGCTGATGATTGGAATTACGACCGCTGGCGATAACGTCAACTCGTTCTGCTACGGTCGACTTCAATATGCTGAGAAGGTCCTCGATGGTACCGTCAAGGATGATACACTGTTCTGTTTTGTTTCGAAAGCACAGAAAGATGAAAACGGAGATGTCGATTATCTCGATCCGAAACAACACGAGCTTGCGAATCCGTCATACGGTGTCACGATTAGACCTGAAGACATGATGCACGACGCTTTACAGGCTCAGAATGATCCTCAACAGCGTAAGGACTTCTTATCGAGGTCCCTGAACATCTACACAACGGCTCAAAAGGCTTACTTCAACATTGAGGAGTTCCAGACTTCGGACGCTCAATATAATTTCAGCCTCGAAGAGCTCGCAAAGTTACCGATCAAGTGGTACGGAGGAGCGGACCTGTCAAAGCTCCACGATCTCACGGCCGCAGCTCTCTTCGGTCACTACAAGAAAGAGAATCTGGATATCATCATCACTCACGGATTCTTCCCGGTCACAGCTGCAGCTCAAAAAGCTGAAGAGGACCAGATACCGCTCTTCGGTTGGAAGGATGACGGATGGCTCACGATGACCAACAGTCCGACGGTCAATACTGACGATGTCGTTAAGTGGTTCATCGAAATGAGGAACAAAGGATTCAAGATCGTCCAGGTCGGACATGACCGGAAGTTCGCTAGAGAGTACGTCATCGGAATGAAAAAAGCTGGATTCAATGTCGTAGACCAGCCTCAGTATTATTACGTCAAGTCTGAAGGATTCAGACATATTGAGAAATCAGCTAAGGATAAGAGACTTTACTATCTCCATTCCGAGGCTTTTGAATATTGCGTAGCGAATGTAAAAGCTATCGAGAAGAGTGACGACATGATCCAGTTCGAGAAGATCGAGCGGAACATGAGAATCGACCTTTTCGATGCTTCAGTATTTGCTTGCGTCCGATATTTGAACGACTTAGAAAAACCGAATGTGGTTTCTACTTGGTTTGGAGGAAGTAAATGAAATTAAAAATTCCGACAATTAAAAAGCGAGAGACCGATACCGAAGCTCTGAAGAATGAAGTCAAGAAGCAGGTCAACAGTCAGATCCTTCAGCTGATACATGATGGGGATCTGAAGTGTGCAGGATATACTTCACTCGATCAGGATCCGACGATCATTACGGCTTGTCAGGCTATCGCTGCTCTCGTCGGTCTGGTCTCCTGGCATATCATGGAGAACACAAAGAACGGAGACCGGAGAATAAAGAACGAGCTGTCAAGGAAGATCGACATCAACCCGAACAGCTTCCTCACCAGAGCAGACTTTTTTGAAGCAATCGCTATGAATATGCTGCTCTACGGAAACGGAAATGCAGTCGTAAGACCTCACACTGAAGATGGTTATCTTCGTGATCTCGAAGTAGTCCCGATGGACCGTGTTTCTTTCGTTCCGGATAATCCGCTTGGATATGGATATTGGATCTACATTGACGGAATCAAGTACGATCCGAGAGATCTTCTCCACTTCAGGCTTCATCCTGATAAGAATCAGCCCTGGAAGGGTACAGGAATCAAGGTAGCAATCAAGGATGTCGCTAATAACTTGAAACAGGCAGCTCACACCGAAAACGCTTACTTATCTTCAGAATTTAAGCCTCCGCTCATCGTTAATGTAAATGCGATGGGTGAAGAGTTCCAGAGCAAGGAAGGTCGAGACAAGATCGCTGAAGATTATCTGAAGACTTCGAAAGCTGGTGAGCCCTGGATAATTCCAGCGGAGCAGATGAACGTTACATCAGTAAAACCTCTTACGCTTCAGGACCTCGCTATTTCTGACACGGTCAAGATGAACAAAGAGACAGCAGCGGCCATTGTTGGAGTCCCTGCTTTCTTGGTCGGTGTCGGTGATTTCAAAAAGGATGAATATAACAACTTCATCCAGACGAAGGTCAAGGAGATAGTCGAGAAGATTCAGCAGACACTCACGAAGGGCCTTATCCTTTCACCTGATTGGTATATCAAGGGAAATGTATGGGCTCTGCTCGACTGGGATCTGCAGCAGATCACTTCAGTCTTCACGGCTATGGGTGATCGTGGATGGGTTACTGGTAACGAAGCTCGTGACCGTATCAATCTCGAGCCGAAGGAAGGACTCGACGAACTTAAGGTTCTTGAGAATTACATTCCGGCTGATATGTCCGGAAACCAGAGCAAGTTAATCGGAGGTAATTGATAAATGCTTAGATCAATTTTTGAAGAGCATCCTGAAATGAGAGTCATGCAGCTCCGTTCAGGAGAGTTTAAGACGAGGGAAGACAGCGGAGAGATGGTCATTGAAGGCTACTTCGCTGTTTTTAATAGTGACTATGAGATGTGGGAAGGTGCATCTGAGTCCATCGCTCCCGGAGCTTTCACGAGCTCGATGGGTGGCGATATCAGAGGACTGACCAACCACGACACGACTCTG